CCTTGACGGAGAGAACTCCTGGGACGTTCTCCCAGACGATGATGCCGGGTTCTCTTCCGGCAGAAAGTCGAAGATTGTCGATTGCATCTGCGAGCCTCACGAATTCCAATGAAAGATTGCCCCGCTCATCCGCGAGAGAGTTGCGAAGGCCCGCGACCGAAAATGCTTGGCAATTGTGGACGACCGAGCCGTTGAGGATGAAGGAGTTGTCCTCTTCGACCTCAATATTGAAGACCATCTCTTCGCCAGTCTCGACATAAGACTGTACTGAGCGAAGAAGGTAGCCGTGCCTGACGCGCGACTTTCTTGAGGCGTCACGGGGGAAACCGCGCACCTGATAGCAGTCACGCTGATTGACCTCACGGCCCTCAATTACGCATGTGTCTGGTGTCTCGATAAATTTGACGGAAGCCGTATTGCCTTCAGCATTCAGGAGATCTGCGACACCAAATGCAAGTGCAGCACTGGTTGTCGAAAAGCTGATGCAATTGTCGTAAACACAGCCGTCTGTATCGACGTAACCTTGAAGAAGGTCAGCCCGATATTGATGGCTGAGAACCCACGCCGGAATCTTCTTCAAGTGCGAGTAGTGGCCGAAATTCTCAAGCAGCCACTCGCAGAGTTCCGTGTCGTAGATGGTTGCGCGTACTGATGTGCGCTCATGGCTAATGGTGTAACCATCCTCCCCGATCACCGCGGCCAACTTCGCCAGCTTCGCACCATTGAGGCTGAGAACCAGAGCCTTCTTACGCTTCCCCTCCCACTGCCTGATGTGGCCGTCACCGAGATACATCCCGGCGGCATACATGGCCTCGCGGTCGGTAAACTTGGTTGAGCGCGGCTGCGCTTCAATCGGCATATAAGCTGTCAGCGCACACCACTGCTTGCCGGGCATGTCCTTTGCAGCGGTCCATTCCGGCTCACCGCAATGCTCGACTTTGGCGTACTCGTTGTTGCGCTTCGTGTTCTGGTTTCTCCAGGTCACGGACAGGAACGGGTGATCTGGCGTGGTCTTGATCGGCATCGGCAGACCAACGGCCCGTATTTCGCCAACCTCGGCGACCTTCGATCCAACACGCACAACGCGCTGAAGCCGTCCCAGATGCGTCATCACTTTGTCGCCTGGGCGGATGTCTTCGATGGGACGGTAGCCATCCTCAGTCAGGACGAGATGCCCGGCGGTGAAGCAAGGCGTTCCGCCGACTAACACATCTGCATCAACAATGAACGGCAGATCGCGCAGCACGGTGAAGTCGCCGTGGCACGGCACGTCTGGGTAATGATGGGCCAGTACAGCACGCGGGAATGGTTCGATCTCGCTGAACGCCAACGGCTCCCAGCCCAGCGGATGCCATGCGACAGAGGCGGCTTCGATGCCGCTACAAACGCTCAAGTAACGCATCACGCATCATCCATATTTAACGCAACTGCATTAGATGCGGGCGTGCGAACAAAACTCGCTCCTTCTGCCAGCAACCTCCGCGCGATCAGCATCGAATAGCCAGACAGGTCGACCCAGTGATCTGGCTCGCTCGCGTTGCCAGACAGGATTCTGGCGATCTTCGTCGCGATCATGTCCAAGGCTTCGGCGGCGGCGGCGTCCAGTTGCCGCCCTTGCCGGGCATGGATAATCACTCTCTTCAGCGCCTGTGCGATCCGCGCAGTCTCGCGGAAGTCGCCGTGCGTGTTCTCGCGTTCGTTCAGGATTTCTTCGACGTTCACAGGCCGTTCCTTCTGCCGTACTCGGCCAGCAGGGAAGCTTCAGCGCGGCCATCATCCTTGGCGCGGGTGAAGTGATCTGCGGCGGGCCATTTTGCGCGGGCGAGGGCGAGCGATGCCTTCTTATCTGCGTCGAGGCCCATGTATTTCTTCCATGTCTGGGGGCGAACGAATTCGACCGGGATGCAAAGAGCCGCCAGCATGAATTTCACGCCGCCGAAACCCTCGCCGAAGCTGAAAGCTGATTTAACACCCATCTGGGGGGAGGATGAAACCTTCTCCACCACGGCGACACGGATTTTCCCGTGTTCGTGCTGGAGCGAAAGCAATTCATCGCGCAGTTGATGTGGGCAGATTTCGTGCTCTGTCTTGTTCCCGTACCGCACTTGCGTCAGGGGCATGTCGAAGACATGAAGAAGACCTTCATTACTAACCAATGCAAATGCACCGGACTTTCCGGGGTCCACGCCGAGCCAAATCATACGGATGCTCCGCGCTTAATTCCCTCTGACAGAAGCTTGATCAGGGGCAAGGCGTAAAGCCCCACTGGTTTTGTGTCGCCGCGCTCCCAGCGCGAAACGGTAGACTGCTGGACGCCAAGATGAATGGCGAGGTCAGCTTGCGACCATCCCTTGTTTTTCCGTAAAGCCTTGATCTTCTTGGGGTAATTCAATTTACGACTTCCTCTAGGGTTCTGAGAATCACTTACACTGGTCTGCACGACGCAGTTACATCAGAGTAGTTCGATGCGACTGCATTATGCAAGAGCATTATTCACCTGTGGATTTTGCGTTATGCATCAGCGTTAAATCATAATGCAATTAACGAGTGTGTTAGCCGGAACATTTCCCGCAAAATGGCATTGACCTCTGGAAAATAAGGTTTATCTATCCGCCAGTATGCAATTGCATCAGGAAATTTGTGTTAACGTAATGCTGACGGTTGGAAAAGTTCGAACACATATAAAAAAGGTGAGAGTATAATGAAGAAATCCCAAACGCCCACATTTCCACTGATCGCGCGGAACCTGCGTACCGCCCGATTGGCGGCTGGCTTCAGGACAGCCTCGGATGCCGCACGGCACATTGGCATCCCCGTGCCAACAGTCATTGCCCACGAAGGGGCGGGGGCTTCCTTCCGCAACCCAAAGCTCGACCAGCTGCGCCGCTACGCCGCAGCCTACAATACGACCATCGATGCCCTGGAAGGCGGAACCCTGATCACGCTGGCCCCGGCAACCCGCGACGTTCCAGAGTTCAAGAATATGGTAAGCGCCCCGATCCTCGGGACCGCGCAGGCCGGCAACTGGCGAGAGGTTGACCCCTTCACGGATGCAAAAAGCAAGGTCTACGCAAGGCAGGGAGGCGAGCCTCTCTTCGGCGTCAATGTCGCTGGCGACAGCATGAACAAGGTAATCCAGGACGGCGATGTCGCGCTGATCAAGCCTTGGAAGGCTATCAAGCGCGAACCCCGCGCCAATGAGGTGCTGCTCGTCCAGCGCGAGCAAAAGGGGGCTTACGAACTCACGATCAAGTCTTACCGGGACGGCAAGCTGTGGCCCGAATCGACCAACCCGAAATGGCGCCACCCCGTCGCAATGAAGGACGGCGACACCATCACTATCGTCGGACTGGTCGTCGGCCTCTACAGGGCATTATAATTTCAGGCGTAATGCAACGGCATAAAATTCTGTTGCAAATGCATTAGGAATCGTCCACCATCGTGGTTGCTAACGACCTCCCGTTAGTCAACTGCGGGGCTTCGGCCCCGTTCTTTTCGCGATGGTGAGCATCATGAACATAAGAAAGGCCACTGTGGCCCCGTCCGACCCCGGCATATACTGCGGGCTGTCGAATGAGGCATACCACGCCGGGCCGGGCATTTCCAAAAGCGGCCTCGACCTTCTGGCAAAGTCGCCAGCGCACTACAAGGCGAAGTATATCGACAAGCTGATCGCGTCAGAAGAGACGCCAGCCATGTTTCTTGGCACCGCCGCCCACGCCGCGATCCTTGAGCCTGAAGAATACGCCAAGTGGATCGTCTGGCAGAAGGCCAGCAGGGCCACCAAGGAAGGCAAGGCGTCCTACGCCGAAGCCGAGGCCCGCGCTGTTGAGGCCGGTGTTCCCGTGATCGACAGCGCCTCCCACGCCCTTGTGACCGCGATGGCCCGGTCGGTCTACAGCCACCCGGTGTCAGAGATGCTGGCGACGGGCGTGCCTGAGTTATCAGTCTACTGGATGGACGAAGAATCGGGCGTGTTTTGCCGCTGCCGCCCCGATTGGCTTGGCCCGTTTGGTGTCGTTGACATCAAGACCACAGATGATGCCTCGCCGCGCGGGTTCGTGAACTCGGCCTACAAGTATCGCTATTTCGTTCAGGCGGCGTTCTATCTCGACGGCCTCGCCGCCAACGGTATTGATGCCCAGAACTTCGTCTTCGCCGCTGTCGAAAAGACACCCCCCTACGCCGTTATGGGTTACCACGTTCCCGAGAGCATGATTCAGGCGGGACGCTCGGAATACAAGCGATTGCTGGGTATTTATTCCGATTGTGCGACCGCCGGTGTGTGGCCCACCTACGGCAACTTCGCTGAATTGGAACTCCCGGCTTGGGCGCCAGAGCGGTTTTTATTCCCCGAGGATAATGCAAATGCGTCATGAAATCTCAAAAGCTGCGGCCGACAGGGAAATCAAACAGTGGATGGATGTCCTCTCACGCGCCGAAGACCGCAGGGAAAAAGCCCGCAGCGATCAGGAATTCATCGATAACAACGAGATCGCCAGGTGGGCATCAAGCAAGATCGACAGCATCCGCGCGGAGATCAACAAATGGTGAGCCGCATCATTGTCAGTGGACGCAACAAATCTTTGCCGCGCAATGCAGTCCAGACCGCAGCCGGCCCGCGCGGCTGCAATGAAATATGCGACGAATGTGATGGATACGGCGTCACCCACGCCTACTTCACCGTGGACCCGTCCGAGCGGCCGTCAAAGGTTTCCTGCCCAGTATGCGGTGGAGAAGGCTTTGTTTGGAGAGCCGGCCATGAATGCTGAAGCCGCTGAAGCTTACATCCGCTCTCAACTCGACGCGATGCTCGTCGCACGGAAGGGCGAAAGCAAACCACCCGCCGCGCCGCGCATCCTAACCGCCAAGGTGACGCCGCAAGTCAAGGCCGCGATACCGCCCACAGAGGGGCGTCTCAGGTATTCGCACAAGCGCGTACTGCTGGCAGTCGCCGTTGCCCATAACGTGGCAGTAAGCGCGATTACAGGCAAGCAGCGTGACCGGGAAATCGTCGCCGCCCGGCACCACTGCTGCTGGCTCCTGCGGGAGAAGGCGAAAATGTCCTTCCCCCAGATCGGCGAATTCCTCGGCTACGACGAGCATTCAACCACGATGCACGCCGTGCGGAAGTTCCAGAGGGAAATAGACAAGCATACCGAGATTAACATCCGCGTCGAACGCCTGCTCGACGGCGCGGATCAAGAAATTCAGCCGTAGTGGCTGCATCCGGCCCCGCAGCGGAACTGCGGGTAATTCGTCCATAAGGATTTCCAAACACGGAAAACTTTTGAGTCAATCCCCCCCCCAGTCTACCCGGCGGCCTTCGGACTACGCACCCGAAGGCGCCGGGAACCTGGAGACGGGAAGACACGCAAGCCGCGGGCGCGTCATTCACGCGGCAAGAAAAAGGAAAGTGAGCATGGCTCAGAACGAAGATTTCAAGGAACTCATGATCCGCAGCGTGGAACTCCAGTATCCGCGCCTCAACGGATGTTATCGCTTCAACTCAGTCGAGAAGAAGAGCGAAGCCTGTGCGCCGACCGTAACGAATGCCGCGTGGTCGGTGTCGTTCAAGTATCCCGAGGCGGAAGCCAAGGCGCTCTACAAGGAAATGAAGGCTCACTATGAAGCCTGCCGGAAGCGCAATCCGAAGCTTCCCGAGTTCAGCACTGTGTTCGGCATGAAGAAGCTGGAAGAGGGTGGCGTAAGCTTCACGGCCAAGCGCAAGGGAACCACGGCCGCCGGCAAGGTCAACACGCCGCCGACCGTGATCGACCACAAGAAGCAGCCGCTCGCAAACCTTGACATCTGGTCGGGTTCTGTAGGCACGCTGAAGATCTCCGCGTTCCCCGCCACCGACCCCGAAGGGAAGGGCGGCATCAGCTTCGCGCTCTCCGCTGTCCAGGTCATCAAGCCCGTCTACGGCGGCTCATCGCTGGATGACTTTGATGTCGTCGATGCCCCCGACGAACCGGGCGAGTTCACCGGCGATCCTTTTGCTGCCACCGCCAAGAAGCCCGCCGCAGCCGCGATGGATGACGACGGCTTCTAAGAACAACCCAAAGGCGGGCTAACCATGCCCGCCTGTAATGCATTTGCAGCAAAACAGGACACCATGAACAAGTACAAGATCATCGACTACTTCGCGATGCCGCACGATCACAATTCTTTTCATGATTGGATCGTCAGCGCCTCACCTGGCTCCGCTGTCGCATACTACAGGGGCAATCTGGCAGAGGACCGTCTCGCAGGCTTCAGCAAGCTGCGTGATGAAGTCCGCCACCAGCTGAACCACTTCGCGGCCTTCGTGATGGAGTTCTGCGAAACCGGCGCCGTTCACCTGATTCAGCGCCAGATGGGGCCATGCGACGCGATCTACTACGCAGTCCGCGCCCACCAACGCCGTATCCGCTGAAGCATGCAGGAGCCAAAACCATGAAGGAAGGCCACAATATCAACGCGCAGCTGCAGTCGGTCGTCGAGCGCATCGAGAGGCTCGAGGCCGAGAAGGCTGGCATCGCCGAGGACATCAAGCAGGTCTACTCGGAAGCAAAAGCCAACGGGTTCGACACGAAGACCCTCCGCAAGGTGATCGGGATTCGGAAGAAGACGATGGAGGCCCGCGTCGAAGAGCAGGCGATGATCGACACCTATCTGTCGGCCCTCGGCGATCTGGCGGACACGCCGCTGGGCAAGGCCGCGATGGAGCGGGATCTGGGGTGAAGTATCCAACCTGCCCGCATTGCGGAGGAAGTGACGTTTACATGATGAATGTATGCGCCACTTGGGACCACGACGCTCAAGATTGGAAGATGGTTCGCAGAGAGCCTGACGATCTCAGGTTCGAAGATGAATACACATGCGCCATCTGCCATCCAGATCCAGATATGGGCAGCATGGGCGCCGTGACCTGGTTGAAGTCGTACTAGCAAAAATCGGCAGCCAGGTTCGCCCGGCTGCCAATGTTGCAAAAGCATTGATAAGCGTGACGCAACGGTGTTAAGACCGATTCGAGCGTTCGACCCTGCAGGGCGGCCTCATCACATAACCGGCATTTGCGTTTTCGTAAGAATGCAGCCCTTTTGAAAGGATTTAGGAATGGAAAACACCCCATATCGCGGCAGGCCCGCCTCAAGCGTTCCGGCTGGCGTCAGCCTCGACACCTACGAGAAGATGAAGGTGAACACGCAATGTTCACGCCTCGGCGGAAGCTGCAAGGTTCCGTGTGAAAGTGTCGTCAACGGCGAATACGATGTCGACCTCGATCACATCGTCGCGCGTGCCAACGGCGGCTCAAACGACATCACGAATCTGCAATGGTTGTGTTCCTGCGAGAACCGCAAGAAGTACACGAAGCCCGACCTGATCTATTCAGGCCACCTCTATTTCGACAACGAGATCGACCTCACTAAGCTGCGCAAGCATCAGCTGGCACTCGGCTATGCGCTGGTGCATGGCGAATATCGCTCGATGTTCGTCGATCACGCCCCGTTGCTGAACCGCTTCATGGTTCTCGCGTGGATGGTCGGCGCTGGCAAGACGCTCGGCATGCTGTCGATCCTGTTCGGCATCAATCACCTGAAGAAGCAGATCGCACCGAACGCCAGGCGGGTGAAGAAGGTTCTCTGGCTCGTTCATCAGCGCAGCCTCGTTCAGTCGCTCGCCCGCGAGATCAAGAGCGAGCTGAAGGATCACGGCATCTGCGATTTCGCGCCGACCGTCGTCGAGGTCACTGACCCGGCCCATTGGTCGCACACTGCCGACGTGACCGTCGCTTGCCCTCAATCACTGTGGGATAGCGACAAGGCGAACTCGATGACCGAGGAGCGCCGGGCCGAGGTGCTGAGCCGCTTCGACGCCATCATCATCGATGAAGCGCAATTTGGCATCGATCAATATCTCAACATCGCCCGCAACGCGCCGGGTGCTTTCAAGTTCGCGGTCACTGCGACGCCTATGAACGCTGATGGAGTGCTGTTCTGCGACATGGACGGCGGCGCTTACCGGAACAACTTCGTCATGTTCTCGACCTTCTCTTATGAGGCAGGCCGTAAACTTGGCATTATGAAGAAGCTGTTCAACTTCGACGAGGGCGTCGAGAAGCACGCCTATATCCGCGTCGAGGGTGGCGAGGCTGATGTCATGCTCGGCGCTGAAATTCAAAAGGCGAGCAATACCTCTATCAAATCCCTGCCGCGTGAGATCGCTGTCGTCAACCGTGCCATCGCCGTCGCTGACGCGCGCAGCAAGCGCACCGGCTACCCGAACCACGTTATGATCCGCTGCGGGAACATCGCCAAGACGCAGGCCCTGCAGCTCGCGTTCCCTGACATCTCGACCGCCGTCTATTCGGGCGTGAAAGGGCCTAAGCTCGGCGATAGCAATCACCCCTGGATGATCGCCGTCAGCGAGCCTGCCTCGAGGAAAAGCAAGCGCCTCGTGTTCGTGGTCGACATCGGGCAGTTTGGCATCAATAACAAGTATTGCTCGATCATCGTGTGGATCGATCCGTCGCTGTCGATGATCGAGATCATACAGCGCCTCGGGCGTGCCGTTCGCTCGGCGCTGAAGGGCGAGGCTGCGGAAAATGATCATGCAACAATCGTTTGGGATGCCGCAGCCGACATGCCGCAGCCGGGCGCGGTCGATGGCCCGTTCACGTCGGCTTTGAAGGCGGCGCTGAAGTTCATTGAGAACTACGATGACGAGATGGAAAGGTTCGTTAAAGTGCTGGATGTCAAGGACGAGGTCGGCCACCATCCGATAGCGAAGCCTGCTGTGTCGATCCCCGCCGCTGACCGCCTTGCAATAGCAAACATCCTCGGCGCAACGCCGTCAACCGGGCTGACCCTCGAGGAGCGGCGCGACAGCGTCATCTCGCAGTACGTTGACAGCTACCGCCCGAGCGAGCGCGAGAAGGCGCTCGTCGAGGCCTATGTCGACGAGCTGGTGCGGCTCGAGCCGGGCAAGATGCCGAAGGCGATCTTTAACCTTCCCGATTGCGCCCTGCCGACGCCTGCCGTTCTCGCCGAGCAGGCCTCGGATTCAGAGTTCTCTGCCGCGATCCTCGCCAAGGCAATTGAGAGCGGCGAGTTGTCGCCGGGCCTAAGCCCCGAAATGCGGGCCGAGAAGGTGCGGCGCGTGAAGGAGGGTGACGTTCTCGTCATCTACGAGGCAACCGAGGAGATGCGCACCTATCAATCGCGCATCCGCCTGATCGAGAGCTTGACGCTGTTCGACTATCAGAAAATCATGCTCGGCAATAAGAACGACGTGAACGCCGGGCTTGCGCCGATTGGCGGCTCGTTCGCCATGATCGTTGCGGATCGCCTCGGCAAAGCCTGCGTCGGGCGTTTGCGCAATGAGGTTTTCGTTGCCGCCTCGATGGCCGTGCGCAATGCCGTGAAACGCAAGTTCCAGCTCAAAAGCACCGGGCGCAAGGATTGCCAGCCGTTTGAAAAGCAGCTCGCGCATGCGCTGCTCGACGAGCGGAACAAGCAGCATATCATCGAGCTGGCGTGCAGCTACTTCGTGCGCGACAAGGCTGAATGGCTGCCCGGCCTCGCGGCGCAGAACGATCCGTCGGCTTATGACTCCGAGTCTTGGGATAGCGCAGCATGATCGACAGCTTTATGGACATGCGGCGGCGTTGGGAGCGCGGCGAATATACGCCTGAGAAAGTCGTGTTTTTTGCCGTGAAGCACGCCTCTAGCGGTGCGGATTCTGCTGAAATGCGTTCGTTCTGTCGCCTCTTGCGAGACGCGATACCGCTGATTCAGTACCCGGCGAGACCCAGCAAGTTCGCCGACCTATGGGTGCCCGAACCGTGGCAGAGCGTGAAGGATGTTTATGCCTACGTCACGCACTGGTGTGAGGATTTCGTCGGCACAATCGACTGGCTGCGCGAATACACCGAAGAGAAGTCGCCACAGCGAGCGGCGGATAAGCTCGAGGAGCGGGCTGCCGCCGTGATGGCTGACGCGCCTGTATTGGCCGAGCCTCGCAGGCCGACCAAGGAAGAGCAGGCTGATAAGGGTGTTGTAAACACGGTTATCAGGGGCAGCACGAATGCCACTTACCTCGCCGCCAGACTGAAACGTGACAACCCTGAAATCGCTGCTGCCGTCAGCCGTGGCGAGTTCAAGTCGATGCGAAAGGCTGCCATCGCCGCCGGGATCGTTCGCGAGAAGACACGGCTGGAAAAAATTCAGACGCTCTTCAGCGGCGCAACGGCGGACGAGAAACGCGAAATCCGTGAATGGGTTAGTAATCAACCTGAGTAGATCAACACCCCCAGCAGGCGGCTTCGGCTGCCTGCTGATAATGCAAAAGCATTGACAACACCCCGGATGCGGGAACACAAATGTGGCAAATCAGGGAGCAATCAAGGTGAGCAAGATTCTGCAATGGCTGTCCGAAGGGGCAGCCGATCTCGTCGACGCCGTCAAAACCGCCCGCCGGGAATTAGACCGCAAGCGCCGGCACCGCGCGGTCATCCGGCGCCTCGACGCACTCATCGCCCGCCTGCGCGTCAAGCAGGGCCAGCAATGAAAAAGTCATCGCTGATGAATTCCGGCGGCTCGCACCGCCACAGCAACCTGCCGCAGTACGAACGCAGCGAAGCTGATCTCTATGTCACGCCCCATGAAGCCGTCACACGCCTATACCGCGCCCGGCCGCACCTCAAGGAAACGTGGGTTTGGGATTCATCCGCTGGCCTCGGCCACATCGTCAAGGCCGTCCATGATGCGGGCGGCAAGGCCGTCGGCACCGAACTCCACGATCACCCGTTCCCGAAGCAGTGGCCGATCCACATCGGCGTCGACCTCCTCCAGCAGCGCGAGCCGCACGCGCCCGTCTGTGTGATCAACCCGCCGTACAATCAGGCCGACAAGCACATCCGCCACATGCTCTCCCTCGGCTGCGATGTCTGGGCCATCCTCCGGTTCAATTTCATCACCGCGAAG